GGGTTGATCTGTTTGACTACACTAATAACATGGCTGAGTTTAAGGAGGCAGTATCATCTAATAGTACACTGATAAGAAAGACAAAAGCATTTAGTTGTCCTACCTGTAATGGGATTGGTAGCAGATACAAAAAGAAAAAGGATGGCTCTGACTTTAAGAAGGCTAGTAAGTGTCCTGATTGTTTAAGTAGAGGCTATCAATTAAGGCAGACTAACAAACTCGCAGGTCTAGGATTTAACCCATTAAACAAAACTTGGGTAAGTGCTAATGGATTTAGTACAGGTAAAAGTAATTTAGATATGTTAATAGCTACAGCTAAAACAAAACGTATGACTGTAGCTATTCAATTCTTAGAGGATGTTAAACGATTGTCGGCTGTGTCAACATACCTATCATCATTTGTGGATGGCATAACTAACTACACAAAAGAGGATGGTTTCTTACATGTAGGTTTAACACAACATATAACATCTACTGGTAGGTTTAGTGGTCGCAATCCTAATATGCAGAACATGCCACGCGGTGGTACTTTCCCTGTAAAGAAAGTATTTGTATCTCGATGGCAAGGCGGTCAAATATTAGAGGCTGACTTCGCACAGTTAGAGTTTAGAGTTGCGGCATATTTGTCACAGGATGAGGTGGCTATGAATGAAATAGCTACAGGGTTTGATGTACATGCCTACACAGCTAAAGTTATTACGGATGCAGGTCAGAAGACTACCCGTCAAGAGGCAAAGGGATCGACATTTGCTCCCCTGTTCGGGGCAAGTGGTTGGGGCAGAAGCAAAGCTGAAGCTGCATACTATAAACACTTTAATCAGAAGTACGAAGGTATAGCTAAGTGGCACAAGAAGTTAGGCAATGAAGCTATACAACAACGCAAGATAACTACACCATCAGGCCGCCAGTACGCATTTCCTGATGTTGAGCGTAGGCAGAACGGAACGCCAACGCATTTCACTATGATAAAGAACTACCCAGTGCAAGGCTTTGCTACAGGAGATATTGTACCTGTAGTGCTATTAGAAATGGATGAAAGATTGAAGCCATTAAAGTCTTGCTTAGTTAACACTGTACATGACTCAACTGTAATTGATGTACACCCCAACGAAACAAATTATGTAATACAAATTATAAGAGATATGAACAACGACTTAGACCAAATCATCGAGGAGGCATATGATGTAAAAATGAATGTACCCATGCTTTTAGAAGCTAAGATAGGCCCGAATTGGCTTGACACAAAGGACGTATGAGAGTATAACTATAACTCTTTTCACATTTAAAAAACTAAAAGGTAAACGTAATGAATATGGAACTTACAGTAAACGATAACTCAGGTCGATCAATGGCTGAGATGATGGGGGTAGATACCTCTGCAGGACCACAAAAGACATCTAGTCTAGCTAGATTAAACATACTTCACACAGCTCTGATGGGCGAGGTAGAGGTTGCAGGAAAACTTAGGAATACAGAAGTGTTACCTGTTGGTACTTTTTCTCTCAAGATAGGGGAAGATATAATTTATGTAGCTAAACCAAGTATTCGTATATTTGCAATGCGGCAACAGTATGCAAAGTGGGATGCTGAGAATAATAAAATGGATAGGACAGTATTAGCTAATGATTTAAAGTCCGACCTTAAAGATAGTAGGGGTACTTTTAATATAGGTAGGCCATTAGGTTTTGTTACTGATTGGGAAAACTTACCTCAGAAAACTAAAGATATCATGCGTGTTGTTAGACGAACTAAAGTATTGTTTGGTACAATAAAAATTAATGGTGGCGCAATGAACAGCAACGGAGAGCCTGTTAAAGGTTACGATGATGAGATACCATTTATCTTAGACATAAAGAATAATACAAGTATTAAGTGTCTTGATGCGGCTGTTAAGTCTATATCTAAGACAGGTGCTATGCCTATTGCTTACACTGTAGAGCTAGGCTCGATAGCTGAGTCAATGCCTACAGGAGCGACCTTTGCTACTATGACATTTACAGTAAAAAATAAAGTTGATTTAATAGAAGAAGACAGTACTACATTTCAGTCTTTCCTTGATTGGATTGAGTGGTCTAATACTTTTATATTAGCTAAGTGGGACGAACATAATAAACAGGATACGGGTGCTAGTGATGAAGACTTGGTCGCAGACTTTGTTGACATCGAAGGAACCGCTGTTTAATGGAGAAGTTATCTGAGGCAGGACATTGGTATGATAGCGAAGGAGCCGCTACCTATACGATCATAGGAGCCAATGGTACAGAGCGAAACACTACTCTTAAAGATGCAAGAAAGCACGGATATGTTCCCTCTGTCACAACAATAATAGGGATGGCTGCAAAGCCATCTCTTGAGAACTGGAAGATAAATCAAGCACTTCACTCTGCAATAACTTTAAAGCAACGCGCTAACGAAACATTGGCTGCTTTTACTTACAGATGTAAACAAGACTCTAAAGAGATTGGCAGAAAAGCCGCAGAACGTGGTACAATTATACACGCTATGATTGAACAAGGGTTTATGGGTGGCAAAGAAACGAAAGCCTATAAAGTTATTAAGAAGTACTTAGATGAAAACTTTCCTGATGAAGAATGGGTTGCAGAAGATTCATTCTGCTCAACAGATGGTTACGGAGGCAAGATAGATTTGTACTCTAAATCAGGAATATTTGTTGACTTTAAGACTAAGGATGGGTTAAAAGATAAACAGGCATCTAAACTTGTTTATGATGATCACGGGATGCAACTCTCTGCTTACGCAGAAGGCTGTAACTTTAAAGAACCAGAAAGAGTATCTATATTTGTAGACAGAGAAGACCCAGAATTGATAGCAGTACATAGGTGGGATAAAGAAACCCATGTAAGACATATATCTATGTTCAACAGTCTTCTTTCTTACTGGAAATTAGTAAAAAAATATGATCCATCAGAGATCTTAAAAAACAAAAAAGATGAGGCAGCATAATGGTAAAGATGACAATCGAAGGCACAGACTACGACACAGATAATATGACTGATGAACAAAAGGAATTGATTGAAGTTCTAAAAGTTAATACAACTACATCAAATGTAGTCAATCATATGTTACAATGTGTGAACGCAATAGGTAGAGTTAAAATTGATGAATTAAAGGCTCTCCTATCAGATGGTAAAAAAGAATAATAGTAAACGTAGGCACAATTCTCGACGCTACAGAAGTGGCTTAGAAGAAACACTTGCTGACTACTTAACGCATCACCAAAAAGAAGTACGCTACGAACTGCTGAAGGTCCAATGGGAGGATCTTCGGTATCGTACCTACACACCTGACTTTCAGTTAGACAACGGCATCATATGTGAAGCTAAAGGATTGTTTGACAATGAGGACAGGCGCAAGCATTTATCTATTCAGAAACAACATCCTGAACTAGATATACGCTTTGTATTTTCCAATGCCCAGGCTAAACTATATAAAGGTTCTAAGACGCGCTACTCAGGGTGGTGTGAGAAGAATAACTTCAAGTGGGCGCATAGAGTTATACCTATGGACTGGCTAACAGAAAAAGGTAGATGTACTTCAGCTACTGTAATAAAATTAAAAACAAAAAGAAAGGATATTTAGTGGCATATGAATTAGCAGATGATGAGGTTGCTCTTATACTTAGACCTATAAGTTTTAATGCCGATGGCGAATGGAGTGGCTTAGTATCTACAGGCTTGGCTATGGGGCCAGAACAAAGCATTGATAGAACTATAGTAGCTGAGTTAATTAAGTGTGCTACATTCTTGAGTGCGTTCTTAGATATAGCGCACGAGTTTCCTGACATCATGGAAATTGTAGAAGAGCGACGAAATGAAATGATTAAGATATTTGAACAAGACGCAGAAGAACAACGAAATGGATTACCCGAAGTAGAAATAGAAACATCAGGGGGCAATGTAATAAAGTTTGGACCTCTAACTAAAACAAAAGGCAGCGCATGACTGAAGAACTAATACAAAAGCCAGCTCACTATGCTAGATGGCAGATAGAACCGATAACATATACTATGATGAATGGCTTTGAGTTTTGGCGTGGCAACATAGTCAAGTATGCTAGTCGAGCAGGGCATAAAATTTATGATGGTATGGATGAACAAGAGAGTGAGATAACAGATCTCAACAAAGTAATACGATACGCTGAGATGCGTATTAATCAAATTAAGGGTGCTGATGAGTTATAAATCTTTCCATATATCTTTTGCAATGAAGGTAGACGAAGAAGGCAATATCCTATCCTTAGTAGAAGATGAACACGAGAGAGATGTTGAAGAAGTAATATCAAATGCATTGCACGATATTGACGATGTAAGAATAGAAAAAATTAAAGTCAGGGGAAAAGACTATGGACGGTAACTATCTACCAACGGACTATCAATCATTCATTCACAAATCACGTTACGCTAGATGGTTAGACACAGAAGGGCGAAGAGAAAGCTGGAACGAAACGGTATCTAGGTATGTATCTAATATATGTAAAACAAACGCTATAGATACAGATACTAAAAAAGAATTGTATAATGCTATCATATCACTGCAAGTAATGCCATCTATGAGAGCAATGATGACTGCAGGTCCTGCACTAGAGCGAGATAACACAGCAGGATATAACTGCAGTTACCTTCCAGTTGACGACCCCAAGAGTTTCGATGAAGCTATGTTTATACTACTGTGTGGTACAGGTGTCGGGTTTAGTGTTGAACGGCAATACATATCTAAACTACCTGAAGTACCCACCATGTTTGATAGTGATACAACTATTATAGTTAAGGATAGCAAAGAAGGTTGGGCTAAAGCATTTAGACAAGTCCTAGCATTACTTTGGGCAGGGGAAGTACCTAAGTGGGATGTTTCACTTGTTAGACCTGCAGGAGCTAAACTAAAAACATTTGGTGGCAGAGCTTCTGGCCCAGCACCTTTGATAGATCTGTTTAACTTTTGTATTGCCACATTCAAAGGCGCACAGAACCGCAGGTTGTCTAGCTTAGAGTGCCACGATATTATGTGTAAAGTTGGTGAGATAGTTGTAAGTGGTGGCGTTAGGCGTAGTGCTATGATT